TGGGTCTGCTTGTAATGTAGTAAGACCTGCATCAATATCACGCATGGATACTGGCCAGTCAATTTCATCTAATATTTCATTAACTCTGGTACCTGACAAGTCGCCAGCACTTGCACCTGTAACTGTGCTTATCTGAGCATTTTGCGCTAATCTAAAAGCATCTACAGCTTGTATAGTTGTATAGGTTACATCTTCCGCTTCACGAGGATAAGTAGTAACGTAGCTTGTAATAAACCCAGCGAATATAGGATAAGTTGTAGAACCATAGGTAGCTGTTATCTGCACTTTCTTCATTGGTGTTAAAAATGTGTAATAAGGACTAGAAGGATTTTCTGGGTTAAAATCTCCGTTTTGATCAACTATACGTAATGATAATGACCCTGTTTGAAATTGGTCTGCTAATGCTGTTCTACCACGTCTAGTTTCAATACGATCTACCTGATTAGATACATCCACGATTACAGCTGCGGAATCTGCTAGCACATTTGTATCTAAAATACCAGTATCTAATATCATAGCCTGAGCGAATGCTGGCCCTGTACTAAAATTAATTACTGCATTTATTACAGGTATTGTCATACAATATAACCAGCGGGTACTGTTGAGTAACCAGACCTAGCCGCTACCTGAATGCTTTCAGCTATTGCTTGGCTTAATTTATCGCCACTACCAGCCGTATCTACAGTCACCTGTATTTGCATATTGTTAGAACTTGAAGTATTTTGAGCAAGGAATTGATTTATGCGTGAGTTTAATTCTCGACTTGTTTCCATACCTAGATTATATTCAAACGCCTTAATTTCTTCGTTTTTCTTTTTTACTTCTGATAAAGCGTAATCATAAACAGGGCCAGAACTTGTTGTCGTTGAAGATGTGGTGGTTGATGTGCCAGTTATTTTGCTAATCATATCTAAAATTCTTTTATTTAATGCTCTAATAGCTTCTAAAGCATCTTCAAAACTTACAGATTGATCTTGTATAAATTTGTTAATTTTATCTGTCATGCTTCTAATTGCTTCGAGAGCTATATTAAAATTCTTGGCAAATAATTGAGCGGCTCCTGCAGCATTTAATTCGGCTAATGCTTTTGAAGCCAAGGCTTCATCATTTTTATTTATAGCAATTAAAGCATTTATCCTGGCTTTAGTTTCGGCATCTGTGGCTTCTGTTAATGCTTTTTGTAATCCTGCTAACTCAACATCCATTTTTTCTTTAACAGCATCTAGCGCAGTCTTTTTCTTTAATATGTCGTATTCTTGTTTACGTACGCCAGTGCTAAGTTTTATTATTTTTTCTTCTAATCTTCTATTAAGAATGCGTGCTCGAGCCAATGCTGAATTTTCTTCTGGGCTTACATTTCTTTGACTTGTTAATGCACTACCGACTGCACTAACGCCAATAATTCCCATGGCTGCAACAACAGCTGTAGGGTTTTTACTAAAAATTGCTAATGCTAATAAAGCAGCCTTAAAACTTGGATTGCCTACTAACTCGCTCATCTTGCTAGTTAATTTTGCCATTTGAACTATTGCATAAGCTATGTTGTCGCCTAAGTTTTCAAAGTCTGTAGCAAGGTTAGACACTGATTGATCTTTGCTTAATATAGTTAAAGCATCAACTAATCCTCTACCAATAGATTTAGTAGCATCATCAACACCTTTTTTAAGTACATCCATTTTGCCAGAATAAGTATCTAATCGAGCTGCAGCTTGACCACTGAACTTTCTTTCAAGCTCAGCCATGATCTTATTCATGTCGCCAGTTTTTAGGATGTTTTCATCTATACCTGTATTTAATCCTTTAATGGCTTTAGTCTGGCCTCGAACGCCAGCAGATATAGCATTAACTACTGTGTTTAGATTTTCTCCTGTGCCAGCACTTATATTTAATGCAGCCTCTAATGAACGCTGTGCTAAATCGACTGATTGCGTGACGTTTAATAAAGTCTTAAATGGCGCACGTAAGTCATTTAATATGCCATAAGTTTTTTCTAAACTTTGTATGTAATTTTCTACTTCGGCTACTCTAAATGCGTTGCCTGTATTTTCTAATTGTAAAGCCAGTGACTTGGCTGCGGCCTCATCTTCTGCGAATGCCTTGACCGCTTTCTTACTAAATGCCACTACTGCGGCAGCGCTAAATGCTACACCGAATGTACGTGCAAAACTTTTTATGCGTTTTTCAAATACGTTTACATCTTGTTGCGCTTTTTTAAGAGCCTTACCATTCCAGGTTGCTAACGCCGAGACGACTACATTGGCCACTATGCCACCTTCTTTAATTCTGTTTTGTCATTAAAATAATCAGCTGTAGCAGTAATCGCTTTGAGAATAGCATCATAAATTTTAGGACTATCTTTGGCCCATGCTTTGTAAATTAATCTACCTTTAGTTTTTTGCCCACCTGATCTTATGCCTTTAATTTTTGGCTGTGATGTCAATTCTGGTAAATCTGTAACGAATTGATAGCCCGCAAACGGATTATTTGAATTATAGTCTCTAGTGCTACGACTTCTGCTTTTACCTTTGCCAGATTGTTTCAATGCTACAACTGCGCCACCAGGGTAAATAGATTGAAATGGCGCTCTGCCTTGTGGGTTTAATCTACCTGCAGTCTCATAAATACGGCCAGCTGCGCTCACATTGTAAACGTAGTTTTCTACTTGAAATCCATTTCTAAATTTTTTGTTTTGGCCTTCTTTGTACCCAATGCCACCTTTTACTGTCGCTTCATCATACTTAGGGAATGGTCGATAATCGACAGTTGATGAGATTGGTTTAGACCAGCCAGACAAAACTTCATTATTTCCTACTACATAACCTTTAGCTGTAGCCTCTACTTGTTTCATTAGAGGCCCTATAGCTATTTTAATTCTGTTATACATATCTTCATCGATAAAGCTAAGGCCTTTCATTACATCATTAACGCCTACGACCTCTGCTGGCATTTCTGATCTCCTTAGCTCTATCAGTCAATACTTGAACTATTGCTCGATACATTTCCGAGTCCATGTTAATAAACTCGCTTGGCGGTATTCCTGTCTCTACTGATAATTGTGCTATACCATAAAGTAATGAATCCCGCTGTGTTATTTTTTTTCTTCGTCTATAACCTCTACTGTTTCTAAAGTATCAATAAACTCAGTACCCCATAAAGGTATCTGTGCGCCAGACCTACGCAAGCATTCGTATGCCAACCAAAATATTTCGGTTTGCCTTTCGTGCTCACGTAGGACTTTAGAAATTCCAGCGCCGTACTTCAATTCGAAAGCGTACTCGACACCTGGTGTTATCTTGTGTTCAGATATTTCACCATTAGCCCTTGTTATCTTTAGCTTTGCCATTGTTACTCCTTAGTTAAAACGCCACTGATGGCGAGATTGTTACCACGGAGTTTACTGTAAAGGTCATCGAACTTGTGGCAATTTCTGAAACGCCAGCCTGTCCGAGTGGGGTTAGGTTATTGACCAAAATTGAAAATTGGTATGTTGGATTAGCAGCTGACACGGCAGTACCTTTAACAGTAATTACTGATACTGATAAGGTCTTGCCAAACGCATCTGCTAGTGTTTGCATAACTTGGCTTGCTGCCCAGTCATTGTTAAAGTCGATGGTAAATGTGCTATTTTCTAAACCAGCTACATATCGATGGCTGGCATCTCCCATACTGGTGATTTCTAGCTCGTCCACTACTTTGTTAATTACTGCACTGCTCACGTATGAGCTGATATCAATAGATGGTGTTGTAGGCGCTGCGTTGGTAGCCAACTTAACGCCGACGTTATTATTTAAGTATATTGCCATTGTTACTCCTCGTCATTCTTGTTGGTTGCTGCTTTGCCTTTTGGTTCTTCCTTTATTTGGCCTGTCTTGATTAAGAAGGCTAAATCGTCTTCTCTGCTCATTTTAACTCCAGCTCGTTAGTATGGATACTGTTATTTCTGACGTTAATAAATCTCCACTTGCCGCACTTGTTATAGCTGGAGCGGAGACACTTGATATATTGAGCACCAATGATGATGCTGCTAATTTAGTTACTACTGCTACTATAAAATCTTCCATGCCTTTTAAGTTGCCTTGATTATCTAAGGCTGGTACTGCCATTAAAATACGAAAATTAGCCAATGGCGATAATGTAATGTGGTCATTGTTTGTCGGAATTATGTACGGATCGCCAGGGGTTATTACGACGCTGTTTGCGAGCAGAGTACTTGGTGGAAAACTGAATACTGACCAAACACCTGCGTTAGTTAAATCTGTTGCAAGCGTGCCACGAAGTGTAGTTATTGCGGCCATTAGCCTACCAGTGATGCGGGTGCTGAATAAGGTTGGATGAGACCACGCACTCGGTTAATCAGCTGATAACCCATCCGATAAGGGCTGGCACTGATCCCATCCATACCTACCCCACCAGTCTGGCTCACTTGACGTGCTTGCCAGATATCGACAGCAAGAATCATCGCTGCCTCCCGAATGGCGGGTATCGCACTGTAATCATCTTCTTTAGTGTCTTGTCCAGATGCTTTACCACTTGGAATAATGCGATGGAATGGATCGTTTGCGTGTACCTTTGCAAACTGAATAAATGAATATCCGTTAGGCCATGAATAGTTAGTAAAAAATGACCAAAATGCTGTAGTAATACTTACAGGAATATTAATGCCAGGTATTGTGCCAGTAATAACATGTTGTCCACCATAGATATTGCCACAGCCTTCTACACTAATTGTTTGACCTTTTACAAATATACCTGGGTTTGCTAATACTAATGTGGCTACATTGTTTTCTAATCCAGCTGCCACTACTGGTGCATCGTTAAACCATAAATATTGTTTTAATAAATCTTCTGCAGTTTGACAAACTTCTTCTACTGTTGCATCGGAGTAGAGAGAACCAATACCGAGATTCGCTCTTAATTCGCTCTTGGTCACGTAAACAGCGGCCATGCTCTACTCCTTTGCTAATAGCTCTCTGGGGCTAGGGCTACTAAACCCCAGAGATTACTGATTTACTTAATTAAGCCTTTGCGTACTTGATGATTCCGTAAGGCATCTTGGCGATTGTTGCCATAAATCCGTAGATCGCAACTTGTACCTGTAGGTTAGATACAACGTTTACAGACATGAATGCCTGTGGTGAGCGATATACAGTGAATGCTTCTGGTGCAAGGATTACAGCTGATCCATCATCAAATGTGGTTGCTGAGAAGTTCTTATCTACGTATAGATCAAGACCTAATACATTTCCACGAATTGAAGAAGGTGCAACTTGTCCAGCTGCGTTCATTGGTTGAATTGCGTTGTAAATTGGGCGACCAGTTGTATCAGTAGCACCTAATAGCGCTTGATACTGTGCTGGGTTGCCAATGTAGTTCTGTGCAAAGTAACCAGTGTTCTTGTAAATTAATGATGCTGCTTCTGATGAATAAGCGATAATTCCATCACTGTCAGCTGTTGTAGCTGATCCGTTTGTGCCTGCTGCTAACAATGCTGTTAATGCAGCTGTATCGATAGCTGTCAAATAAGCATTTTGTAATTGCTGTGTTAGCTCTGCATAAAAGCCAGGATACCCCGCCCTCTCCAGTAGCTCAACGCTGAGCGTATTCATGCCACTGTATTTTTGGACTGTGCCTGTAAGATAGACGGACTCCATCCCGACATTAGCAACTGCACCTGCTTCTGCCTCTACAGTTACTGAAGGTGCAACACCTGTACCACCAGCTGCGCTGGTTACAAGTGAAGGGACACTTATTGTCATACCAGTATTAGGCAAGACACCTTGTGAACATGCATCGATTGTAGGTGTACCAAAACGTGTGTTTGTTACAAACTCTGTTAGGTATTGTGTTGGATTAAATGCTGGGTTAGTTGAGAATGAATCATCTGCTGCAGCGATGTACAGTTTTGACTCATCTGATCCTAATGCAGCCTTAATTTTGTGCTCTGTGTATGAAGCCATTGATGTAATTGGCGTACGTACAGTTGTTTGAATTAATGGTGCTGTAATTACTGGGCGAGCAGCTTCTACTGTAGGAGTAGCAGCCTCTGCCTTTGCTTCTTGTGGCGCTGTTGCTAAATCTTCCACAGGAGCCTCGCTTTCTGTTGTTTGGTTTGTG